TATTATGGAGATCAATGTCAATACAGCCGAACTACTACCTGTAATGGACGCGGGGATCCAGGTGATAATGGAATTTGTGTGTGTGATGATGGGTGGATTGATGATGGAGAGAATCAGTGTTTCCAATGTGCTGATAATTATTATGGTGATGATTGTAGTGTGTATTGTGTAGCTAGTGAGACCTGTAATGATCACGGGACTTGTAATTCCGATGGATCGTGTCATTGTGAAACAGAGTGGGGTGGATCGGATTGTTTCCAATGTGCTGATAATTATTATGGTAATGAGTGTAGTGAGTATTGTGTAGCTAGTGAGACCTGTAGTGGTCACGGGGAATGTGAAGGTGGTGGATCGTGTGATTGTGAAACAGGCTATGTCGGGGGATCTTGTCAATACAGTAGAAGTGTCACGTGTAATGGTAATGGATCTCCTAATGATGATGGATCGTGTAATTGTGAGGATGGTTACGGTGGACCTCAATGCTCACGCAGTAGAGAAAATTATTGTAATGATCACGGTGAAATTCAAGCCAATGGTACGTGTATTTGTGATGCAAATTTTGCTGGAGAGACTTGTAATACGTGTGCTACTCATCATTATGGTGATGATTGTATTACTTATTGTGAGACAGATACAAACTGTGGAGGCAATGGAACGTGTAATTCAGAAGGTGGATGTGATTGTGTATATAATAATTCAGCCGGTTCTAGTTGTCAATTTACAGGTGGTACCACTTGTAATGGGCACGGTACTCCTGATGAAGAAGGTAATTGTACTTGTGATGAGGGTTGGATTGATTGGGGACCACCGGGTTCTATAGAACAATGTTCTAAATATCCAGTTCCTAATTGTACGAATGCGGTAATTCCTACAAGAGAGTCTGTAGGTTTAACTATGAGCGGTGCCGAAGCCTCTGTAACTGACGATGATTTAGTATGTTCTAACTTCATAGGTGAGGGTATAACAAACCTGCCTCAGGGGTTTAATGCTATAGATGGTTCTCAATGTAACTCCTCGGTATATGGATCATACTGTCAGTGTCACAACAATTTGTATACTAGTGGTAAAGAGTGTAATTCAACGGGTACAGGTTTTGTTTGTAATAGTAATTATTATCTTAGTGGAGGTTCGTGTGTACTTAAAAGAGGTAGAGATTCGGATTGTTCAAACGATTACGAATGTCAAAGTAATAGTTGCACGCTTGGTTGGACGGGTCATACTTGTGATTAGTGATTACCTACATTACATACTTCCTAAATAATGAACTTTGTAAATCTCCTAAGAAAGGGAACATCTCTCCGTTTCTTTGGATGTGTATGATAGAGCTGGGTGTTTGGTACAACAAAATCATCGGTAATTCAGGATTTTCGGATGGAATCTCTACAAAGACATCGTGTTGTACTAGTTTCGTGACTAGATTCGTGACTAAACAAAATCCAACTGTAAACTGTTGGGTGAGAGATTTCAAGGCCTCTCGGGTCAGTGAATCCGTTTCAGATAATCCCGTGATATGAATCAGTTGTTCGGGTGTCACTTGTTGTTCTAGCGTGACAGCTTGATTGAGTAATTGAGACAATAACTCTATTTCACGAATACGATCGTGTTTGTGAGTTAATAATTGAATTTTGGTTCCAAATAAGGTTTTTAGTATGTTTGGATATTGTTTGGTAAATGTCTCTTCAATTCCTTGGTTACGTAGTTTCTGTAATTGTTTGTCTTTTTGTTTTTGTAATTGAATCAATTTAGACCGAGTGATACCTTCGCCATACAACGAATAATTTCTCATATATTCACTATACCGAATAAAATGTTCTAAATATCTCTCGGTTCGGACATCTTGATAGCTCAAACACACTACTGTCGGAGAACTTTGTTGAGTTAATCGGTTCAAATCCATATCTAATTGAAGAAACATTTCAAAATCGCGCACACTGTAAGACAACATACACTCTATAAATAAACGGAGTAATTGTTGATACAGCTCCTCCGACGATTTCTCCGATTCTTCATCTATGTGACCCATGACTACTTTGAAGCGTTTTTCATACGAGGACAATGAATCATACGGTTCATCGGTAAAACTCACCACTTTTTTGCGAACTATCGGATCCAGTAACTCATACAGAGCTTTCGCTTTGTGGATTCTCAATTGGATCGGATGAAGTTTAAGTTTCAATACGCGTTCATACAAACGTGACTCTCCTTTCATATGTAAATAAACTTTTTGAAAGAGTAAATTTCGTATGGTTCGTTTGTAGGTGGATAGGGATGCATAGTCAATCCTATCATCGGTGGGTAAATTGTAGGTTCCGAGTTGGATATCTACATCTTTGTAACTAGTATTGGATACAATCGGTAATTTATGAATGCTTCCCTTATACGGCTGTTTTTTGATGGGTAGATAGTGACCCGATTCAAGCACAATTTCACGAACAAATAAGGTGAGTTTATCATCCACTAATTCACCGATCACTGTAATACCCGCCGACTTCAAATACTCGCACGGTGTCTTGGCGTCCATTCGTTTGAGGGTTTCAATGACATCTTTGTAATCGGGATTTTTGGTAGATGGATAACTACCCAAATAACGCACAGGTAATTTAGGTTCTATACTACTCGGTAACACCGGTATCAAGACATTCTTATCCGTTTGAATATGCGTGATTTTATTGTAATTATCATACAAATACAATTTATAGGGCAACTGACATTGTTTCATATAGGTCTCGGTTGTATCCCTAGGAAACAATTTGCTAGAGGTTTGGATGGTTTTATTGAATTCATTCACTTTTTCTTGAATCGTTTGAAGTATTGTGGATATGTAGGGAGCTTGATCTTGGAATGAATCTGTATAGGTTCCTAAAATACCCTTGTAATTGTCAAATTTACGATACAAAATGGGCTCATATAAATAACCTCGTTCTTTATACAATAAAATCATGGAATCAGACGATTCACCGAATCCACCCATAGGAGGTGAAAGTAAGACATCTTCGTGAGTGCCTTCCAAGGTTAGGATAGATAAGTTGGGTATCGGAGGGCCAAAGGTTTTTGAGGGATAGCGACTGATCGATTCCAATACAGGAGTGAGATAGGTATCCAATATGATTTCTTTGGGATCGGTTAAATATCGTTCAAATTGCGTTCTCGCTGAATATAGTTTGATTTCTTGATTGAGAATGGATCGCTGTTTAGAGGATCCTTTTAAGGTGATTCTCCGTAATAATTCCGTAGGTTTCAATCCTCGGCCTTTGAATACATCAAAGAATTTATGAACGAAGGCATGCTTTTTCTTGAGTATCGCGATTAAATTCAGAGAATCTTTTTTATTGAATTCCGTGATATCTAATTTGAATTGAGTGACAAAGGCTCCTCCCGCAATTTCAAATAAATTTGGATGATGTTCTAAATCATAGAGTATGTGTTGTTGTAATGTAGCCACAGAAGAATTGGTATAGGACAAGATTTCTACCAATGATTCTAATAACGACTGGTCACCACCTACCTTGGTAGAACCTCGCCGAACACCTTTTCGCACCAAACCAAAGTTAAATTGACTGTTTTGTTCTGGACGCGTGACGGGTTGTTGAATCAATTGTTTGATAATCGGATTCAAATGTCCATAAGAGCCCAATTGACAGGGGAATGAATTGGTGATGTAATTTGATTCTTTGTGACGTCTCACCTGCTTTTTATCAAAGGTTTGGATGGATCCATCCACATTCACTTTGACCGATTGTTTTGTTGAAGACACAACGATACCCACTTTCCAATGACTCTTACCCCCGTCATCAACCAATACATCCACTTTCCATCCCTTTGAATAATCATCAAATCCTTGACGTGGAGCTCGGCAACAGGGAACTTGATATCCTTTGGGATGAAAATTAGACCACAATTCAACTTTATAACGATCTATATCATCGCCCGCATCGTCCCAATAACCACCTTCATCACGTCGTAAAATATACTTATCGGTGTTTTTCTTCGCTTGGGCTGAAGATTTATTATCAACAATGTGATCTTTGAATTCTTCGTATTTGGCGGGATCTCGTGGGCGATCTTCTCGGACATCCCAATACTTACTACAAATATAGTAAATATTCGGGTCTCTATCGGGTATAGAGACGGCTTCGCTAAAAGACACACCTTCTCCTTCATCTCCTTCGTTAAACCGATCTATATCTTGTTTTGTAACTGCAATAGGTTGTCTTCCTAAATTACCTTGACATTTTCTCGCATAGGTATATTTTAAGGTGCCTTGTTTTTTTGATTTGTGTTCTTTGACAGAGTATCCATCAAACAGCTCTTTATCAAATCTCTTTAATCGCGACAAATAATACCGATTCACATTGTAGCCACCTCTCTGAAGAGCAAATCCACCTGAACTACTGCTACTATCTGAATCTAATCCAGACATCACAAAGACATCTTCTTCTTCACCCGGTTCCGCATCTTCAACCGATTCAGGTAATCGCTGTTGTTCGCTGGGAGCCATCAATTGTTCGTGAGCAACTTCATCTTGACTTACGGGCTTTTCAGGTTCAGGTTCAGGTAAGGGTTCTGGTAAGGGTTCTGGTAAGGGTTCTGGTAACGATTCAGTCGCAGGTAACACTTCGGAGGCAGACAGAGGAACTTCCTCTATCAAGTCTTCGTCTTGTTGATCGGCTAACAATGATTCTTGTATTTTCTCTAATTCACTCACTTCTTTTGACTTTTTACATAATTTATACGGGTCTTGTTTAGTATCCATATATGTTTGATAATAGCTCATCAGGAAATTTAAAAACACAACGATACGATTCAACTCATCATACGAACTCATTCCAGAAACATCTACCTTGACATTGGTCCCTACCAAATCTAGAATCATTTCTATACCCGATTCTCCTTGCTGAATTTTACGACCCCCATTAGTCACTAAAGACCATTGATCGTATTCTTCCTGAGCTTCTTCTTTGCTGATATTAAATATCTTTTCTAATTCATCTATGATTTCTTCTTGGGATAACTTTCGCTTGGAATACTGTAAGAGTGAAATCACGCGTAATTTAGATTGAACCGTTTCATAATCACTCACTCGTTTGTAGATCATTGAAATCCATAAATCTTGTTGTTTATTGAATCGGACAAATGAGGTCATATTTTGAATGATTTGAGTGAATACTTTGGGTTTGTAATCTTTGATAGGATACACGAGAGAGGCTGTCATAAAACTAAACGAATCTGTATACTTTGATTTAATCAGAGATATCGGTGATTCTGAATAGATCTTTTTTGAATTGAGAGCTTGTATCAATTGATTGGCTCCTTTAATTTTCTTCGTTAGAAAGCTCTCTGTCAAGTCCATCGGTTTAATTTCAGTAAAGACCAATTTGGCTAGTCCCGTTGAATAAATCACTAAGGATACATAGGAACCTCCTTCATGCAATTTGAATATCACCGAATTACGTTCATCCATATACGAAACCGGTGCATTCGGTATTGACGTGACTTGACTCCGAAACCATTTTAAAAAGACTTCTTTACTCACATAGGTAGATTCCGTTATGGAGGTGGTTGCAATGGTTCGTTTTAATAATTTACAATACGTAGAACCATAATCATCTAAGGATAGTTTGGTAAAGGGTATTTCTATCGTATCTAACAAACCCACGGAACTATCGGAAAATAACCGAAATAAATGAACGGTATTCTCATCCTCGGAGAGATTGCTCAGTGTCAATAGAGGTGAGGTAATCATATCAGGTTGAATCGTGGCTTTGTAATCCGAAATCAATGACAAGTGATTTGAAAGACGTTGATATATAATGGCTTCTCGTTTATGTTTTTCAAGACGTCGTGTCGAATCGGGGTAATTAAAGATATCATTCATTGAAAGGGACGGCCAATATTTCCGAAGTTTGGCATTGTAGAGTAATTGTTTCGGATGTGAGGATTTTTCAATACACTCTTCATCCGATATAGCCTTGGTTGGGTCAAATCCTAGATATCTCAGATAATCCGAACACGTGGTATAGTAAAGAGTTGTTATTGGAAACTCTTCATTTAATTTGTAACGTGCGCTAGAATCAGACAACACCAATTTACGATCACCGTTCTCTGTGACAAACCGAGAATCTAACTCTTTGGTTGTGAAGGGTTGGTCCATCGTGAGCCCCGTATACTGAAAACCCAGAGGAATCACATCATTACCGACCTTATACCACGCAAAAATATGATCACTGGTGAGTGTTTCGTCTGATTGTTGAGCCACTTTCAAATAAATATCTTTACACGTTTCATCTGAATAAATAGGTAAGGATTGAGTGACCGATTCACTAGGACTCTTCTTATAATGAACCTTGACTGAGGATGGTTTCAGTCCAGATAAATTTAAAAACTCTACCCCCGACATATAAATTAGATTATAAAATAATTAATTCTTATATTTCTTTAAGATGTTTTAATTATATCACCCTAAAGCGTCCATCCTCATTTTCATTCATCATCGGATGGAGGTTAATTATATTAATTATATTAACTATAGTATACACAAGATATGGTTACAAAACGTACACAGAAACGTGGAGGAAAGAAATATTATGGTATTAAAAATAATAAAGTAATAGAATTGTATCCTCATAAAATAAAAAAGTCAATAGGTAGACACAAATATATTATCTTGTGGAAGACTACTAAAGAAAATCTACCGGGAAAAACGTTTCATGGTAAATTTTATAAGTCTAAAGAAGAAGCGATGAAAAATATTAAACAAAAGAAAAGGACTACTAGACGATCAAAAAAGAAAACAAATAGTAATTCAGCTTATTTTGAATACAAAAGTATATTCGGTTCAAGTAATAAGTTTTGGAGAATTGTTAAAGATGGAACAAAAATAACAACTCATTATGGTAAGATAGGGACACTTGGTAGAATGACTACAAAAGACTATGGATCCAAAGTGGATGTAAAATATGATCAATTAATTCAATCTAAAAAGAAAAAGGGATATGTTGAAGGCGTTGATTATGGTGATAAGAAACCTAAAGCACCGACTAAAATACAAAGAGAGTATGTAAAAATATGTAGAAAGGCTGAGAATAATTCTAAATTAAATCCTGGAAGTCGTAATTTTGATTGTGAAGGAATGCTTGATAGGGGGGATGATACGTTACAATTTATGACCGATTGGTATAGAGATGCTATGAAAAAGGGGGAATTTGATTGGTCTAAATATAACAAACATTTAAAAAGAAAATAAATTAAGTAAAATGATACGGTGTTGAATTGATTTCTTGACCGCAATACATCTTTTTAGACCGACTATAATCTTCAGGAATATAAACTCCGATTTGTTCGCCTTGTTCTAATAGGTATCTCATATTCTCCCAAAATTTAGTTGTGTGACCCACTTCATCGGTCATAATGTGAGCTAATTCATGAATCGCTACAAACATCACCAAATTCATCTCTACAAATACGTCGGTTTGAGCATCGCGTAAGCACAAGGCCAATTGCTCTCCTTTATTGACCGAATAGGCGGTAAATTGACCTCCGGGTTCATTTTCTATGATATTCCGACTGTTAAATTGACTCTTTAATTGAGTGACTCCCTCTTTGTCAGAATCATGTGTAAATACATGCTCCACTAAATCGGTTAGCGATTGACTAATTCTAGCTAATTGATTGGCTGCCTCTTGTTTGTCGGGTAATTTACGAACTTGATAACTACGATTATCTAGTGTGGATACAACACTCTCTAAATGACTATCCTTATAAAATTGATTTATTACAGCACTCATGGCTATAAACCCCAATAGAAGCGTCGTTAATTCTCTCATAGTATATCCTATATATTAAATTTGATTTTGATTATTTAAATCTATCTCAAACCTATACTCTATAAATGCTTGAATTACAGATTGTGGATATTCTGGCGGATGATTTACCCAACGAAGAAACCAATGGAAAAGACTTTCAAGTGACACTCTACGGCAAAAACCGAGCCAATGAATCCGTCATATGCCACGTGATTGGATTCAAGCCTTACTTTTACATGAAAATTCCGTCTCACTGGACTCACGTCAATGTGATACGAATGTTTCAAGATATTGATGGTAATATCAATTCTATGATAGCCACAGTCAAAAAGTATGATCCTCATAAAGACCTAGTAAACTTAACCAAGCACAATCTAGTAAAGTGTAAAGAGTTGTATGGATTCAAATGTAATCCAGATAAAACCGATAAACTCTTCCAATTTATCAAATTAGAATTTACATCGTATTCTGGAATGAGTAAGTATAGCGAAGCGATTCGTAAAAAGTATAGCGAACTTCAACGCCAATCCAACAATCACTATGATAACTTGTATAAAGAATGGATGAATCTCGATAAAGATGATGTTTGTGATAGTCATTTACACGAGTCAAACATCCATCCTACCATACGATTTATTCATGAACGCAACATTCAACCGGCCAATTGGATCCGAATTGCTTTGGATGAAGATGAATTGGATCAAAGTGGATTGTTTCCTAAGATTCAGTATGTAGCTGAGGGTGTTCATTACACTGAGATTCATCCGCTACAAGAGGAAACTATCTCTCCGTTTGTGATTGCTTCGTTTGATATTGAGTGTGACAGTTCTCATGGTGACTTCCCTCTACCGACCAAAGATTTCAAGAAACTAGCTATAGAATTGTATGATTCTATGAATCGTCTCTATGAAAATCACACTCCCTTGGAACGCATTTCAATCTTACTCCCATATTGTATCCAAGCCGCCTTTGATGATGCAGTGCGACAGAAATTATCCTCTATGGATGCAAGCTTAGACATCAGCCCGATGTATATCCAAAATCAAGAACAACCCACTCCTAAATCAGTGAAATTGTGTTCTCAGGCATTTTGTGAGGAATCCTTCCTACAATCTATGTTTGATCCGAAGAAACGAGACAAAACGATTCAAACAATGACAACTAAATTAAATCTTCTTCGTAACAGCGACAATCAATTCTTACAGGTAGAAGGTGACAAAGTCATTCAAATTGGAACGGTCTTTCAACGATATGGTGAAGATAAACCCTACAAACGTCATATATTAGTGATAGCTCCTGAAGACAACTTACCCGAAGAGCAAATCTGTGATCCATTACCCGATATTGAGGTAGTCTGTTGTCGGGATGAATATGAATTATTGATACAATGGACTCACACGATGAAATCTGAAGACCCCGATTATGTGACTGGTTACAACATCTTTGGGTTTGATTTTGGGTATTTATATGACCGAGCTCTAACCTATTGTCAATGTTCGTCTAAGTATTGTTCTCGTAAATGTATGATGACAAAGTTTCTCAATATGGGTAAAATCAACTCTCCTTACAGCTTTTATCAACGAAACAAACGATGCCAACTCATAAAAAAGAAAACGAGCAATTTTGGTTCTTTGGATTATGATCGTTACTTTCATATGGATGGTCGTATCATTTATGATCTTCAAAAAGAAGTTGAAAAAGGACATAATCTAGAATCATATAAATTAGACAATGTGGCTGCTCACTTTATGCGAGGTAAAATCAAACGGATTGAATCTATTTACGTAGAGAAACCCAGTGGAGCGAAGATGTTTCATACCAAGTTATACACCTCGGAGTTTGGTCATTTGAAAGTCGGTGACTATATTTCTCTGAGACTTCACAGTAATATTGGTGAAACCTATTACAAAGACAATCGTAAATTCAAGATAGAACATATGATTCCAGGAGATAAACCCTATCTAAAACTCAAAACCTACATGAAGTTTCATGAAACTGAAGAGGGTTCAAAACGCAAATCACTGTGGACGCCCGATACTTCGGATTATTTCAAGATTGAATGGTGTTTGATGAAAGATGATGTATCTCCTCAGGATATTTTCAAATTCCATAAAACTGGCGGACCCAAGGGACGAGCTTTGGTTGCGAAATATTGTATTCAGGATTGTGAGCTTTGTATCAATTTGACGTTGGCTTTGGATATCATTCCCAATAATATTGCTATGGCGAATGTTTGCTGGGTGCCTCAATCGTATGTTTATTTGCGAGGTCAAGGAGCCAAGATCTTTTCCTTGATCGCAAAAGAATGTGACAACAACAATATTCGGATTCCCACTGTCAACAAACCCTTCACAGGACATGAGTATATCAAGCTCTACAAAACCTATGAAGGAACGGATAGTCAAAAACGAAAGAAAATGAAAGACCATCTGATAACTGAACGATATCAGGAACGCTATTCAGAAGATACACCGGAAGAGTTGAACCAACGTATCCAACAAGATACACTTAACTATCAGTATTATCTAGATACCAAAGACCAGAACCCGTATCTACAAGAACCCTGGCTCCCCTACAAAGACTACGCGATTGAAGATGAATTGGATATCATTACAACAGACAATCCTCCACCCAGAGCCGGTTACGAAGGAGCCATCGTCTTAGATCCGGACCCAGGTATTTATCTAGAAGATCCAGTGGGTGTGGTGGATTATGCCTCCTTGTATCCAAGTTCTATTATTGAAAAGAATATCTCTCACGATACCTTGATAGAAGACCCCAAGTATCTAGAGTATTTGAATGACGATGAATATGAATCTATCACCTATGAGAATTTCATTTATGAGGAAGCCGAAGGTAAAATCACTATCAGTAAAAAACGTAGCGAAGTTCAACCCTATATCACGTGTAATTATCTCAAGAAACAAGAGGGAGCTCCTATGGGAATTATACCTACGGTCGTTCAGAAATTGTTACATCAACGGAAAGCCACCAAGAAACGATTAAAGGATGAAACCAACGAATTTAAAAAGAAGGTATTGGATGGTTTGCAATTATCGTATAAGTTGGTAGCTAATTCGGTCTATGGTCAAACGGGAGCTAGAACGAGTCCTATTTACAAGAATAAGTTGGCTGCATCCACAACCGCGATTGGACGAGCTCGAATTTACGATGCCAAGTGGGGAGTTCAAGGAGATGAGGCAACTGGAACGGGTGGATGGTGGGACAGCGACGATCCCGAATGTGGAGGAAAGATGTTGGGTGTAGTGGAAGCTCCCAAAGTTATTTACGGAGACACAGATTCAGTGTTTATCAAATGGTCTAGAAAACGATTGATAGACGGTAGAGAAGTTACTTTGACGGGGAACAAGGCATTACAGTATGCGATTGATTGTGGAAAAGCAGCCGGAACCTGGGTCACCAAACACTGCTTACATAAACCTCAAGATTTAGAATATGAAAAGACCTTTTATCCTTTCATCTTAGTATCCAAAAAGAGATATGTAGCCGACAAATATGAGTTTGATATAGATTCGTGTAAGCGTAATTCTATGGGAATCGTATTGAAGCGACGAGACAATGCTCCAATTGTGAAGCACGTCTTTGGTAATGTGATTGAAAAGATTATGATTGATCGTGATCTCAACAAATCAGTGGAATGGTTACAACAAACTCTCTTAGCCATTCGCCAAGGTAAATTCCCTATGAGTTATTTCGTAATCACTAAATCGTTACGAGGCTATTACAAGAATCCAAAATCAATCGCTCACAAGGTATTGGCAGATAGAATTGGTGAACGAGATCCTGGTAACAAACCCAAAGCGGGTGATCGCATGCCTTTCGCTTATCGTAAGTTACCGGAAGATATGTTAGTGGATAAAGACAACTGCTACAAGAGTGGTCCAAGAAAAGGTCAGCCTCGGAACCGGAAGATATTACAAGGAGACCGAGTAGAGGATCCAACCTATATGAAAGAGAATGGATTAGATTTAGATTATGAATTTTACATAACCAATCAAATTATGAATCCAGTTAAACAAGTCTTAGATCTTGAAATGGATCCCAAACAAACGGAATTACTCTTTAAAAATATATAATCTAAGGTATACAATGTTGAGAGATGTCGTTATGATGGGAGGAGCGAAACAGCTGAAGAAAACGGTTGCGAGCACTATGGTCGCCTCACCTATGACAGTGGTGGTGGGATTGATGGTGATGTTTTTGTTGAGAGCACTTGTCGTTCAATACACATACAACGCTGTGATGCCTAAGGTTCGCTCTGACACAAGAGTCAAACCCTTGACCTTCACAGAAGCTCTGCTATTCACCTTATTGGTCTCTTTTTTATTCCCGTAAATTATCTTACTTAAAATTATTTTATTGTCTCTTATTATAAAATGAGTGATATTGTAGAACCTGAAGTGAGTGAAACAGAACCAGTTGAGGAGGTCGTTGAATCAGAGGCACCTGAGGAAGCACCAGTGGAAGAGGCTCCAGAGGAAGAGGCGCCGGTAGAGGAAGCGCCGGTAGAGGAAGAGGCTCCGGTAGAGGAAGAAGCTCCAGAGGAAGAGGCTCCAGAGGAAGAGGCTCCAGAGGAAGAAGCTCCGGTTGAATCCGAAACAGTCCCAGTAGAACGAGTGGCCTCGGATATTCGGGAAATCTTATCTACCAGTGTTGAAGGTGGGTCTGAACTAACCTCAGATGAAATCAATCAAAAAATAGCCGATCTGGCCTACCAGAAAGAACTGTTTCTTAAATTAATCACCGGTGAATTATCTCGTGAATCAGTTAGAACCCTGTGGAACACCCGTTCAGTTCAAGTAGATGCTACGTGTAATTATTCGGAAGTATTAGACAGTTTGGACGATTTACCGTCTATTGTAGGAGAATGTTATTGCGTTTCACTGACTACTAATTTCTTAAGAAATAGTCATACTATTTCTGAAAAAATTGAAAGATTAGAACAATTACAAGGAGTATTGTCTGTTGGATTATGTAGAACGGGCCGATATTTATTATCACTATAAACCACTATAAATCACACTTTTAATGTTTATTTTATTCTTGATTACTTAGTTAGAGTAGGCAAGACCACCCATACCACTCATGATACGAAGAACATTGTAGTTGACTGCATAGTAGTCTACTGTATCGGTGGGATGTTCAAAGGTTGCATTGTCAATGCGAGAAAAGTTACAGGTTCCCGATGGCTGATGTTCCTCTGGTTTAAGAGAGAATGAATACACTCCAATGGAATCCGCCACACCGAGAGATTCTCCACCCGGACCTGTGTGATGTTGCCAAATTTGGGCTCGTGTAAAATATCTAACATCTCTTTCAGAAAAACGATCATGACCGTTCAATTTTAATTTGTAGGTTGACCCAGGGGCCAATCCAGTCGGAACCGATGGACCGGCATATACGTTTAAGGTAGTTGCAGGGGCTCCAACAAAGATTAACTCTTTAACTGGGTGATTTAAGTTTAATTCGTCTCTTGTGCCCGACGCTCCTTTCTGAAACTGTAACTGTTCAATTAAATATTCGTGAGACACTTGTGCGAATCTACGTCGTTCATCTGTATCTAAATAAATATAATCACACATCACTTTAAAACCATCAAACGAAACCGTGCCATCGGTTTGATCACTAACAGCACTTCTATCACAGATAGTTAGCTTAAGTTTGACTTCGTGATACTGTAGAGCGATTAACGGCAAGGCCAACCCTGGATTTCTACAAAACCAAAAGGGTAAGGGCACAAATGCTTTACCGGGTCCATCACTAGTAGCAGTCCCAGTGCTATTAATACCACCGTGATTGTATGACATTTTACTGTATAGCGTTGGGTTAGCTGGTTCTCTACCTGTGTTGCCACCTAAGGCTGGAGAACGACATGTATCGTTGCGTTCAGTAAGTGAGCTCCAAATATTTAGCCAGTGATTGTAGTGTCTATCAATACGCTGACCCCCGATTTCTATTTCTGACTCCTTTAGTAATGTATTTCCAATAAAGGGACCCACATCTCCGCTCGATTGTCCAGTTATCAAAGAACTAGGTTGCCATTCAACATACGTTCTACCAACAAGATCACCATTTCTAGATATGGTTACGGATACAGAGCTTCCAAATCCAACAGTGCCATTAATTGTCTGTTCAATAGCCTCCATAGAGAAGTTAGTGTGTCTGCGATAGACAACCTTGAAGAAAGTGATCTGAGGATTACCTGTAAGGTAGATATCTTGAGCACCGTAAGCGACTAATTGCATAAGACCTCCTCCCATAGTTTTATACCTTTATATAGAAAAAAATAATGAATTAACCCTATCAAGTTTTCTTTGATAGTTGAAATAGTAATTACAGATAAGTTAACTAACTTAGTTAGAATAAGCAAGACCACCCATACCACTCATGATGCGAAGGACATTGTAGTTGACAGCATAGATTTCAAGAACCTGTGCGCTACCAACACCCTGAACCAAGATAGCATTATCAATTCGGGAAAAGTTACAGGTTCCCGATGGCTGATGTTCTTCCGGTTTTAAGGCGAAAGAGTAAACTGCGGTAGAATCTTTCACAGTAACACCACCATAGCCGGTGTGGTGTTGCCAAATCTGAGCTCGTGTGAAATAAAGGCGGTCTCTCGCCGAAAAGCGTTCGTGACCATTCAATTTCAGAAGATATGTATTTGCTGCAGTCAGGACTGTATTTTGACCACCACCCGTACCCGTTTCGTTTTGCCATTCACCTGTCCAAACAAGCTCTTTAACTGGATGATTAAAGTTGAGCTCAACATTTGACTCTGCGGCAGATTTCATGTGCTGCACTTGCTCAATTAGGTATTCGTGGGAAACCTGTGCGAATCGTCTTCTCTCATCGGTATCTAGATAAATGTAATCCGCAAAAACCTTGGTGTGATTACCCGCGGTGACTAGTGCGCTACTGAAAGTAATCTTGACTTTTACTTCGTGGTATTGAAGTGCAATAAGAGGAAGCGCCAGACCTGGGTTGCGACAAAACCAAAATTGAAGAGGGATAAACAAAATACCTGGGTCTGCTGCAGTATCAAGAACTCCACCGGCGCAAGCCATTCGTTGGAATTTTGTGTAAGTTCCCGTTCCCATATCAGCGGAAGTAGCGGTGGCATTACCCGTTGAGTTGGGTTCAGTCAGTTCAGCCCAGGTGTTTAACCAGTGATTGTAATGTCTATCAATTCTCTGACCACCGATCTCAACCTCAACTTCTTGAAGAATGTGATATCCATAATTGTTTTCATCAGCGGAATTTCCCGGATCGTGTTCAACATACATTCTTCCGACTAAATCACCATTACGGGAAACAGTGACAGACACGGAACTACCACCACTCACAGCACCATTGATGGTCTGTTCAATAGATTCCATAGAGAAGTTGGTGTGTCTGCGGTAGACAACCTTGAAGAAAGTGATCTGGGGATTACCCGTAAGATAGATATCTTGAGCACCATAAGCGACTAATTGCATAAGACCTCCTCCCATAGTTTTATACCTTAGCATAGAAAAAAATAAAATAAATGAATCTTACTATCAAGTATTCTTTGATAATTTATGAAAATAGGCTTAGAAAGAATTTACATTACTTGAGATAGAATTACTATAGATCAACTTAGTTGGAATAGGCAAGACCACCCATACCACTCATGATACGGAGGACGTTGTAGTTGACAGCATAGATGTGGATACCATCAACATCTTTGTCAGCACCAGCCACAGAG